CGTGGCGGGGCGGACGGTTCCGATGCGGTAATTTATAGCCTTGTCACTTCGGCCACGATGGTCAGCAAGAACAAGAACGGCGGTTACAGTGTGGCTTCGGTATCCTGTCGGCGTATGAAGACAGTCGGTGCGGTCACTACGGCCACAACGGACGGGGAGTTGAAGTACAGTCGTGACGGTGCGGCCGAGGTTCCCATCGGTGATGGTGTCGGGGTGGCTTCCGGTAATTTTACCAGTAGCTTGAAGTTCGTGTTCTACGTGAACGGTCAGGCGGTTGATGTCGAGACTGTCCCGATGGTTGTGGACGGCAGTGACGGAAAGGATGGTGAGAGCATCACAGCAGCCGGTCATTGGGAATCCGCCAATACTCCGTATGCCAAGAACAGTACAGTATCGTTTGCCGGAGGATCTTACTTAAGCAAGGTTGAAACCTCCAACCCTCCTATTAAAATCGCCAAGTTCAGAAACGGCAGACTCCGCAGGAAAAGAGACGGCGGATACATCCTCGCCGGCAGATCTGCGAACCGGACGGTACATGCGGACTGGCAGGAGATGGTTGCTCCCATCGGACCGTCGGCATCCTACTGGCTGGACAGTCCTGTCAGCGTGATCAACTTCACTTCAACAGGCACGCCATCCCCGTCTGGATTCCTTGTCACTTGCAAACAGAATGTGGCAGGCAATGTAAGCACGTGCAGCACGCTTTATCTGGCAGCCCGCAAATACAACGGAAGCTGGCTGGCTCATGTAGGTGCGACACTGAACAGCCAGATATCCGTACCTGCGACAGCCGGATACACCCAGTTTGCCGTCCGGGCTTATAAATCAGCTTCCGATGCTGCTGCTTGGAATGACAATTATGTGGCCGAGAAGGGTGTGGGTGTTGCAAATGATGGTTCCATAGGAGCAACAGGAGCTACGGGTGCGTTTCCCCGTGACAGAGGTGTATTCACATCAGGACAGACTTATGTCTGGAATGCGGATTACCGGGATAAGGTCATATATCTGATAGGGGGAGTTTATTATAATTTCCTTGTAAAGAATTACGGTGCTTCCGTTACAGCTGCACCCACATCTGTCAACGGGGATTCGAACTGGGAAGCTATGCAGAAGTTTGTGAATATCGCTACCGACACCCTGTTTGCCGATGGTGCGAATGTAGCCGGATTTATGTTCAAAGACAAGGTTCTCAAATCTTTTAATGACAAAGGTGAAACTCTTCTTATCAACGGCGTAACCGGGTATTTCAAATGTAAGAATGCAGAGATTACAGGAACAATCACAGCGGATAAAGGACGTATCGGTCCGTTTTCCATAGATTCCGGCATGTTGTCCTCAAAAACTCTTTATGAGGGGACGGATTCCTATGTCGGTTTCAACCTGTCCGCCGGACAGATAGAGTTTTATAACGAAAGGACATTTGCACGTGTAAAAATCGGAGGGAACACGAAATTTGTCACAATCGAAGGGATATCGTATGATGCCGGAATTGACATACAGAGTCCGAATGCCATGATCGGGATGCACATCAAGACCCTGAGCATTCCTCTGTTCGTGGAGGGGGGTAACATTTTCCTTCATCCGAACAATGACAGTTATGTGTCCATACGTGGGCTTACGCTGAATGCAAGGGCTGTAGCGGTCAGTACAAAGCTGAATTCTAATGATGATATAATATCATTTACCAACACGTCCGATATAACTGTCACGATGCCTGATGCGTATGTTGGGAAGGTGTTGTTCATAAAGAAATACAATACGGCAAGGGTGACACTTACGGGAGGTACTTTTATGAATGCGAATGATGGAGATACAAATACTTCTTTTGTTCCTTTACAGCACAGTCACATGCTTGTATATGATGCAAGAGGCAGATGGATAGATTATTATTGCGGATAATTTAAATATAAAGTATGAGAATAAATTTTGCACAATTCCCTATTTATGATGGGATTAAAAAAGAAAAGCTTATAGCCAGTAACATCACTGAGGCCTTCGGTGACTGGATATATAAGAACGTAGCGGGCTTGAAGGCGCATCTCCTTGCTGAGAAGATATTCAAATCTACTGCTGAAGGTGTCGAGATTGACGAAGAAGAGGTGGATATCATAAGACGCTCCACCTCCATGCTGCCCGGTCTGCTGGCTGATTCTTTGAATGATTATTTAGATAAAAAGGAGGAACAACATGAAAAAGGTATATTGTAACAACCTTCTGGCAAAGGTGCTACTTGCGTTCAGTTCTTGCCATACGATAACAATCGGTCCGTTTGTTTTAAGCAAGCGACCGGAAGAGAAAATCACTCAGAAAGTGAGAAACCATGAGTGTACCCACGCCCGTCAATGGGTTGAGATGGCAGTTGCCACCGGTACAGTTATCTGGATCTTACTGTTGTGTTTTGACCTTTCCGCCTGGTGGCTGGTACTGGCCGGGCTGGCATTCTATCTCTGGTATGGTGTGGAGTGGCTGGTCATGGCGGTACGGTTGAAGGATGCCGGCAGGGCGTATAAGACGGTATCATTTGAGAGGGAGGCATATTCCAACGAGGATGATCCGAATTATATTGAGAACAGTAATTATTTTGCATGGGTGAAATATTTGTTTTAATTTTAAAATTTGCATTATGGACTTGAATAATATAGTTGGCTTTAAAGCTGTGGATAAAAACGGCAACGAACGACAGGTGACCGTCGATGAGATGACAGAATTAGTTTCCGCACGGATTGTTTCCGCTGCATCAGAAACTTCAACATTCGCTGCCGCTGCGGCAGCCGGAACAGATGAGTTTGAAGACCAGTTGCCGGTGTCCGATACCTTCTCTTGGCTCCGTACTTTGGATGGTTCCAAGAACCCAACTTTAACATCTTCTTCGGCTGCCGCGAAAGTCCTGGGAGAACTTTTACCTATTGTGAGCGAAAACAACAACGGACTTGCTTGGAAGGGCGGCTTTATTGAAAGGGCTAAAATAACATCCAGTATGTCTATTGACGATTATACTAATCCAGGAATGTACGGTTTAGATGGATGTCAAGATTCTCCATATAAATATGGTGGGCTAATAGTATTTAAAGCTAATGTCCTTGTTGTACAAATCGTTTATGAAATGCAAGGTTCAAACAGACCCAAATATAGGCAGAATTGGTTTAATCAAGGTTGGCAATCATGGTATTCTTTTTAACAAAGGAATAGCTGATTCATGCTTCTGGGAGGACTAATAGGAGTTACGACACCTACAAAAGATGGACTAATGCCAAAAAATCAAGTGTGCAGAAATATTGGAAAAAACGATAATTCGTACTGTTGTTTAAAATTTGAGATTAAGTCATTTGGTGAATGGGTTAATGGCTTTCTATATGTGGCTGACACTAATGGCGTCACTTCTACAATCGCTGTTTCTGCGACTATATGGAACACAACTAGAGTTTATTGCAAACTCATTAATGGAGGGAATGAATATATACAATCGATTTCTTACAAAAAAGAAGCAGACTCAATGTTGATATTCATTAAGATCAGTCAATATGCTAATATCTTATTTGCCCCGATGTCCAAATATTACGGTTCCTCTTTAGAAACAGTGTCATCAATTCCGAGTGACGCTATTAATGTTAATTTTTTAACATAAAACAAGTCGTAAGACCGACCTGGGAGAACTTTTGCCTGTAGCAAGTTCTGGGAAAAGCGGGTTGATGAGCGGTAATATTATGCGGAATAGATTGCAAAGCATTTCGTTTGGTAGTGGACGAGTCTATAAAATAGGCCATTTACAAGCAAACTACGTTGGGATAATATTCCGTGGTGCTGACATCATACGTGGCAAGATAATAGACTTTTGCATATTTAAGACATTATCCGGCGAAGTCAAAGCAGCGGGTACTAAAGAAAGTTGGATAAATCTCAAAGTTGACTCGAACAAATATGTGTACATAATGGTGCCAAACGCTAATATCTATTATGCGTCGATTGAATCGTACACTAATTATGTTCTTGATTCATCGATATCAGAGGTAGATTCATTTCCGTCTGATGCTGTTGACATTCCTTTTACATAAATTTCCACCATACTTTCGATCTGGGAGAACTAATAGGTACGGCCACAGCAGATAAGAATGGATTAATGAGTAAAATATTTGTAGTAACTGATATAACAAGAGGAAAAGGTCTGATTATTGACTATAAAGCTGATTCTAATGGTTTATATACTTCTTCTTCGTTAATAGAAATATATATCTATTCAGGAGCTAATACTGCATTTTATAGAGTGATGTCAATGCCTATAGGAGATAAAAATATAGAAATAAAATATATGGGAAAGAATTGGTGCGATTTTAAATATGCGGATAGTAAATTATATGTATTACCTAAGTCGGATGATTCTTCTATTTCGTATAAGGTATCATTAGTTAGAAGAACAAGACCGAATTTCTCAACAATAGACTTTTCTGATTTTTCCAATATTACAGGTGAAATAATTACACCTACACCTGATTAATCCACTTCTGGGAGAACTGATGAATAGTTTGAAGCTGTTCCCGTTTATGCCCAAAGGTATATTAAGTACAGACGAAGAGGTAAATAGTGCAACTGCAAGCGGAATGTATCATGTATTCGGACGAGACGGAATTAGTGTTGTTTCAAATTATTCCATAATGATAGTTTTTAACGATGGACAAGGATATGTCATTCAAATGACATTCCGTCTAGGTGAGGATATTGTTGGTTTCCGCCGTAATTATAATGGGAAATGGGGAGATTTTAGGTCTTTTGTATTGGCTTCTTAGAAACATGGATTACCTTTGCACCGCACATGGCGTTGTGCATATCAGGATCGGGTGGCACCGGCTTGTACCGGACCACCCGTTTTTTTATGTTAAAGATACGGTTTCCCAATTACTCCATTCATACCCGCTTTGGGAATAATAATAATTCCTTTTCATAGCAATTTGATCTGAATTGTAAATAAACTGCCACGTTTGGTCGTTATGTCGTCTTACTGATATATGGGCATAATTCATGAAGTAATCTTTTGGTCCATTCGTGCATTTATTATCTAATGAATATTCCGCATCAAGCCCTTTCAGCTCATTCAAGTCACCTGAATAAAATCCTGATTTAACAAACGACAATAATCCAAGATTTTTCATGAGTTCTCCCAGCTCTCGTTTCGAATAGATTTTATGTCAATATATAGATACCCAATCATACCATCTTCCATTATCTCTACCTGTCCTAAAATATGCATTTCCGTATAAGCCATTACCTAATAACTGTATTCTTTGTCCTGCTGAGAATACTATTAAGATTCCGTATTGAATATCTTTCCCATTTAGTACCCCTGTTGTAGGGGCACTAATTTCATAGATTCCTGATGTTAATACATTATTTAAGTCATCTGTTCCTGTTAATCTCCCTTTATTCATGAACGGGAACAGCTTCAAACTATTCATCAGTTCTCCCAGATCTAGAAATAAGATTTCATGTTGTCTAATTTGATTATGTTGTAGATTGTTGCTAAATTTAAAATAAAAATATGCTAGAGAAGATACGATACAGGTTGGTTTTCAACCGGCAAAAAAAGTTGAATAAGCAAGGCACAGCATTAGTTCAAATTGAAGCTTATCTCAATCAAAGGAAAATTTATTTAAAGACCAATGTTTACCTCAAGCCGGAATGTTGGAGCCGTGAGGGAGCGCAAGTGATTAACCATCCCCAGTCAAATGAGTTGAACGCAATGCTATATGAACATATATTAGAGCTGCAAGCCATAGAATTAGGATATTGGAAACGAGGGGTTGAAGTGACATTATCCCTTTTAAAGGAGGCAGTCAGAAAAGGAATACGCCCTTCCGTGTCATTTATCAAGTTTGCTAAAATAGTAATAGAGAGCTCGGACCGCAGACAAAGCACAAAAGATAATATGATGACTACTGTAACATTGTTGAGAGAATTTCGTACTATTATCGACTTTTCAGATCTGACTTATACCTTCCTAAAAGATTTTGAAAATTTTCTTCGAATTAGAGGATTGCAGGTGAATACCATTCATAAGCACATGCGTCAATTACGGACGCTTGTCAACGAAGCTATCAATCAGGGATATATTACACAAGAAGCATATCCTTTTAAAAAATACAAGTTGAAGAAAGAGAAAAAAGATCATCATTTTCTGTTACCGGATGAACTTAAGAAATTAGAGCGGTTAAAGATTGATGAAAAACATGACAGTCATCGGCATATACTTGATGCCTTTCTGTTTTGCTGTTATGTCGGTCTGCGGTTTTCAGATTTTTGCCATCTGGATTATAAGAATCTGGTGATGATTGATGGGCATGAATGGCTTTGTCTGAACAGTATGAAGACTGGGGTTAAACTGAATATTCCGCTTTATATTTTGTTCTCGGGCAAAGCTTTAAGAATTTTGCATAAGTATGACAATATTGAAAAATTGGCTGCGTTAGGTTGTAATTCAGAAACAAACCGGATACTTGTAAAACTGGCCGTTTCAGCAGGAATAGAGAAGAAGTTTACTTTTCATACTGCCCGGCATACTTGTGCCACCCTGCTGGTTCATCAAGGCGTTCCGATTACCACTGTTCAGCGTTTGTTGGGGCATACTTCTGTTAAAACAACACAGATTTATTCCGAAGTGATGGATGAAACAATGATTAAGGATTTGATGAGAGCCAATAAGAAATATAATCGTGGACAACTTGAAATTGTAAAACAAAATCATGAAGATTCCAGTTCTATGGATAAAAAAATATAGAATCGGATAGAACTCTATAAGTCCTATCTGTTTTATATTTTTAGATATATCCTCTTGGCTTTACCTGCTTGATTAGGTATTATGTTTGTTCGACAAGCTGCTTCTTAACCTTTATAGACTGAAATTTTGTCAAGATGAGATATGAAATCAATCAGACGGATAACAATGTTTACATCATTGCTGTTCGTTACGATAATCTATTGTCGCTAAAACTTCTTTTATATTGATTTCTTTATTGTCTTTTTACAAGCTCATTTTCTGTCTTTCCTTTGAATCAAAATTAGTAAAATATGAAAAAGGATACCAAAGAGGATGTTCAGATTTGTACAGCAATAGGTATGTTGATGGCAGGTGTTGGATTGTCTGTCGCTGGTTTTATTGTACCGCCTACAGGGCAGATACATGACTCTGTATTATGGTTTTTTGCTCAATGCCTGATGTATGCCGGAGGCATATTTGGTATCGGAGTTTATGTAACAACCAAGTTTAACCATCTGGTGGATAAATTAAAAGATAAGGAGGAAAATAAAAATGGCTGATGTGAAAAAGCTTGTACCGTT